ACGAAGCTGTTTGTTCCAGCGAATGGAACAGAGCGGTCAAGGCCACTTGGATGATAGATCGGCTTCATGCCAAAGGGTTTAAATGTTGTGGACATTTATATTATTTCCTTTGTTATTTTTGAAGTATGTTAATCAAAACGAACATTACTATTCGCTTTTGCGGCTTCCTTTTCCATTTCCAAAACTCCACCTTCAAGAATTGAGCGTCCGCCTTTACCTTCTTGTGCGGTTGAACGCACTTGATCGGTAATATTACGTTGGAATGCAAGTGGATCCTCCAAATGCATCATACGCATCACTTCTTGATAAATTTCTTCTGGTAACTTAAAGAGAACCATTTCATTACAGCTAACACAGCCTTCAAACTTGCCGGAGCTCATTTTCCCTAGTCCTTCAAAGCCTTTTCCTAATTCTGCGGCTTTAACTGGTTCATAACCCAACGCTACACGTTTGTCGATACTGTCGTAATTATTTGTAGTGGATAACCAGCACAAATGCATACCCGGAATAAAACCTTCCGGAAGGTCAGGCAACGCGCTATTTGCCCATTTGTCTCTGAACGCTTCTGCACGTTCGCGCTTTGATTTATTGTCTGGATCTTCTGCTGCGATCCGTTCTTTTGTTTCTTGTACTCGATCCGCTAAGCGGTCATCTAAGTCACGTTTAATTCTTGTATTTGCCATGATAATTAACCTTTATTTTGACGATCGTACTGCGCGTATGCGCGGATCATTTTGTTTCGTTTTTCTACATCATCCCATGCACCAGCATCTTTGATCGCATCAACTCGAGCTTTGCTCAATGTGATGGTTCCAGGTTTTGATGCACCCGCATTAGCCGAACGGCTAGATGGGGATGGATTTGCTCGTTTCACAGAGCCTCCTTTTGAAGTATATCTGTGTGGTAAACGAGATGCTAAACGACTGTCTAACTCTTCCCAATACTCAGGATCTTTTGGATCCCAACCATCAGATGAAAGTTCTTGGTCAATTACTTTGGCAATTCTACTATCGGTATCTCGAGCTTGTGGATCGTACCAAGAATTCTTTTTTAACCATTTAGTAGCATTTTGCTGAACTTCTAGGTTTACTTCGTCTGGTACGTTTTGTTTAGGCGTTTTGGCCTGCTCGACTTGTTGTTTTTTGTAATGCTGAGCTTGTTGCAAACGTTGTTTAGCGTCTGTCAATTGCTCTAAATACTCTACCTGAGCTGCTGCATCATTAGCTTGGGCCGCTTGGGTTAACTTCATCTTAGCGTATTCAACGCGTGTTGCTTCGTCTTCAATAGACTTGTCAAGTTGCGCAAACTGATAAGATACTGCTGTATTTTCTACAGCCGCCAAACGCCGAGCCAATTCTTCATTGTTGCGCTCAAGCATTTTAATCTTGTTTTGAGCTGATAGATCCCGCTGTTTCTTTAACTCTTTTTTGAGTTTGCGTTCTTCTCTACGAGCTTCGCGAATTGCTTCACGTTCTTCTTCGGTTTCGTTGAAATTGTCTTCATCGTCAGTTTCATCTTCTTCCCGTTCCTCATCGGTACGGTCGTCTGGTTTTGCTACTTCAACAACTTCTTCGTAATCTTCTATTTCTTCCGGTACTTCTACTTTAGCTAAAACTGTACCATCATCACGTTCCTTAATAGGAACATCTTTCTTTTCATTCTCTGCCATTTTTGACTTTCTACAAAGTTAATCTACAAACGCTTTCATTTTTTGCGCATGTTCAAAAGATTTAATGCGCGCAATAATTTCACGTGCCTGAATGGTAATAAACACCACTGGGGCGCCATCATCATTCGGGTTAACAACAAAGCGATCACCGCCGTATTTAATGGTTCTAACCAAATCACCTTGTTTACACCAAGGGCCTTCAATCCAAGGCTCTAATGTGTCCGGCGACTTATATGCTAGTGGTCCAATTTGTATTACTTTGGCTACAGTTTCATTGAAACGTAAGGTTTGTTTGGTTTCATCAACTAAAATGATGCCACCTTTGCTTTTGTTCTTTTCTCGGCGTAATTGCACCAATACTCGATCGCCAGCTATTTCGACTCCAGGGTCTACATCAGGAAAACACTCGGCTTCCGAACGCAAATCTGGTTCGTCTTTACTATTAAAATCAATTGCCATGCGGCAATCCTTTCCTAAGTCCTACGACTCTTCTTCGTTTTCCGTCAAAATTTCGTTAATAATTGCAAGAGTTAGTTTTAAACCCTCGATTTTACCTACGTACTGCTTGTAGTCGTCAAATGTATTGACGTTTGTTCCCGCGGTGACGGTTTCCGCTTGGTTCTGTATCTCGCTGCTTACGCGGCTGATAATTTCGGAAATAAAGTCCTTCATATTTTAACTAATACGCTGTGGCGAATAAATCCGCCCCAAATATTAATAAAAATTGCCGCCGTCAATCTCTTTAAGATTTTTACCTGGGCCAACTTTATCAGAATTTGCCATTTTGGCTTGGGCTGCGCCAATTTTCCAGTTGTTATCACGATGTGATCCAGCTGGGCCTTTATCAATACTGGTTTCGCCAGGGCCACCAGCGTAACCAGGGGTGCCTGTCATTTTATAGGCTTTTTTGTAGCCTACATCGCCGCCGGGTTGTTTTGTATTTGCCATTTATTGTCCTTCAGTGGGGGTTTGGGGTTGTTGCGCTTGTTGTTCTTGCATTTGAGCCATTTGTTGCTGGTGCTGCTGGTCTGATTGCATTAAGCCTTGTTGGTGTTGTTGCGCTGCTTGTGCAATCTCTTGTTCGTGCTGTTGTTGTGCTTGTTGTAGCTCAATTGCATTTTGAACTTGCGCCGCTTGTTGTTCAAACGCTTGTTGTTGTACAGCTAAACCATGCTGGCGAATGTCTTGTTCAGCAGCCATTGTTGCTTCCAAAGCTGACATGTTTTGTTCATGCTCAAGTTGGGCTTGTTGCTGGTCCATCTGAGCGCCAGCGGTAATCATAGCAACACGTTCTTTTGCTGCATTGTTGATGTTAGCCAGTGCAATATCTTTAGCATTTTGCTGGCTATCAATATTAGATTGGGTTTGATATTTAGCTTGCAATTCTTGAACTTTTTGTTGTAACTCAGCAATTTTAATTTGGTAATCTTGTTGCTGTTTTTGATTTTCAAGTTGCATACGTGCTGCGGACTCTTCGGCTTTGCGTTTGGTTTCTGCCATTTGAGTTTGCAAAATAACATTGGCAGTTGGATCTTGACCCAGCATTTGTTGTTGCTGAGCTTGTTGGGCTTGCGCAACTTTCTGAGCAAGTGCTTGGATTTGCTGAATGTATTGCCCTAATTCTTGTTGAGAATCTTGATTTACCATTTGAGAAGCCAAAGCAAGTGCTTGTTGGGCTTCTTTGTCTAACGGTTTTTCTTGATGCAACTCAAGCGTATCTTTGCCGCCGGTAGCTTGTGCTACCATACCGCGCATTGATTGCAAATAATGTAACGTTAAATGCTGTTTGATGTGCGCTAATGCTTGTGGTGCAAAGGTAGGTCCAATAACGGGATTACCACCATACGCTGGGTTGTTGGCATACTCCAAATGGATCTTAATGTGCGCAATGTGATCTTGATCTGGGTAAGCTGCTGCTGGTTTGCCCATGGTCATGGACACGTTTTCCAAAGCTGGATTAGAATCTTTTGCTCCTAACGGGTTTGGCAAAATTTCTTCAGCATCTGGAACTTTTAATTGTTTAAGAATGCGGCGGTATACTGCGCGCATGTCAAACATACCTGGTTGGGCTGCGTTAGCTGCCGTTCCCATTTGCAGCAACGCTTGGTTTTGAGCAAGGCGTTGTGTTTCAGAAAAAATATTAGGATCAGATACTGGCCGAACATCATTGTTGTACGCAAAATCACGCACTTCAATTTCAGAACCAGACTGATTGTCCATCTCCTGTAAATACCAGTGATTAAGACGAGAAATAATGTTTAACGATTTAGCTTGGCTACGGTGCAGGCGCGCGTGAATGCTAGAAAATACTTTAGCACCTTGCTCAATCAATGCTTGGGTTGTGCCCACTGGCATATTGCTGTTTGCATCAGCAATCTTTTCTTCAGAGGTTGTAACAACACCTTTAGCTGCGGCAGTTAACCAACCCAACAAATCAAACAATACGGATGATGGCGGATTAAACGGCATTGGCATGGCAATTTGACGGATGTCCGTCACGCCAGGGCCAGATTCTACTTCAATTACCTGCGTTGGTTCAATTCTGTCAGATTGTCCACTAACTCGTCCAGTTTTGAGCTTAAGCATCGTCTGAGAGTTGTTGATATGAGCAGCATCCAACAAAGCGCGTAGAGAGCCAGTAAGAGCAGCAGAGAGCCCACCAATAAGATGGGGAAGACCAATAGCGTAAGCGCCACGCCAAGGAATGAACTTGAACTCAACATACCAATCCAACTTCTCGAGCTTTTCATCACCTGATTCCCAGTTGCGATATAGAGCCAGTACTTTGCTGCTAGACTCATCAATAATTAAAATATACGGTGCGCGGCGTCCTTCGGTGAGAGGATCTTCTTCTAAACGAATAAAACAAGTAATTTCGTAAACACGACGTAATCCATCAATGTTTTTAGACGGCTCGGACTTGCCTTCAACTTTATTGTTAGCTTGTTCAGTTTTAGTTTGGTCTGTTAACGGTGCATCGGAAGTATATTGCGCGCCTTCTAAATCGCGGTAATACCCAGCGTCAATGCGCTGTTGGTATGTATCTTCTGTGATGTCTTGTTGTTCTGCTACACGCTGTGAGGTGTAAAAGTTGGTTGATGAGTACGGAAGGATAATGTTATCAATCGGTACCCATTCGCACATTGGACGTTTTTGCTCTTCGTCAAAACGCCATTTAAGAAACTGTGAACCACCAAGGGGCAACTGAGTAAACAATTGCTCCATCTCATCGCGGTATTCAGGAATTTGTTCTGTAAGCTGCCAGTTAAGAAAGTTAACTTTACGATCAGCTACTTCTACTTTACCGCGATTGTCGTTTCCTTTAATATTGGATTTAACAATACCATCAGATGGCAACAACTCTTTTGACGCAGACGCTGCAAAATCAACACAAGCCTCTGCCATAACAGGGTGGACCACTTTTGAGGCTCCATCAAAGGTTGCGCCTCCAGGTGCGTCCTTACCTAAACCGGTGCGGCGAATACCTTCTTCATACTGTTTATCACGTTGACTACGTGCTTCTTTATCAACGTCAATGTAATCCAAATATTCAACCGACAACATCTGCAAAACACCCTCATCAAGCTCATCAGCCAAGTTGGCGTAGAACTCAGGGTTTTTTAGTGGACTTTGTTTTTCTTTGTAGTTGATGACAACGGAACCATCATCAAGCTCAATTACTTCTTCTTCAACATCTTCTGGTTCAAGGCCCAATGCTTCTTCATACGCGTCCATTTCTGCGTCTTGTGCGGTAGCAAGTTCAATATCTTCCTCGCGGTCTGATAGACCGGGCAGATTTGCTCCCATTTGCATCGGTATTTGTGGATTTGCCATAGATATAATATTTTGAATTGTTGCTACATAGCAACAACGAGAATTAGGGACGTCCTTATTTTAACTAATACGCTATTTTGGGGCATTCCGCCCTATTGAGCGTAGGGGTTAGCAAAACGCTTGCGAACATCATCGTCCGCGTAGTCATAATCACGCGCTGGCAAGGGATCTAACTGAATCCAACCGGAATCCCGCAAAATACGCATGGCTTGGGAAAAAGAGTCCACATAGTCATCATGCCCGCCCGCTTCAGGGAACGAACACAGCTGACGCAAAAACCGTTTAGACCAGGTAGCAAACTCGCCTTTTACCTCAGAGTCTTCTGGAATGAACACTTTTCCTTTAGAAACTAGCGGCGCCACAATGTTTAGCCGTTGCACTTTGTCCGCTCTGCCAGGGTTATAACCTTGAACCGGCACACCAGATTGCTGAAGTTCTTGGATTAGCGAAATACCGGCAGATTTGTCTTCCATCAATATCAAATCGGCTTTTCGCCCCTTTCCAAAGTCATTATCGGCGCCGTACACCACTTCTTTGAAGTCGTTAATCACTTTTCTGCGCAATTCAGGGTAGGACAAATGCTCATCCCAAGAATCTAACAAGATTGCTGCCATTCCAGCGTCAGTTTGCTCAAACACACCCCAAACCTCACAAGCCGTTGGGTCGTTGGTGGTTTTTTCGCTGGTGGCTGGGTCGTATGAGGCGATGACGTATTCTAAAGTGGGCGTGGGTCTGTTTGCTGGCCACATCCTAAACTGGCTGCGTTTGATAATACCAGCAGACTCGGGGTCTAAAATCTCACCGTAAATCTCTTGACGGCCCATGTCAGTGCCATCATACGTCTCTAACTGTTTGAAGAACGTTTCAGATAGATTGGCGCGGTTGTCATACGAGCTGGCGTTACTAACATACACGTCACCACCCACTTTTCCTTCGTTTAAATCAACAATCAATTCCTTTGGCTTAGGAGTTGTGGTGATTATTTGCTGAACTCGCGGTATTCTAGGGTCTTTAAGACGTAATGTGAATTGCACTCCATCGTAGGCTTCGTCAAGGTAATCGAAGGCGCAGAGTTCGTCAAACCAAGCTCCGTGATATTGCTTACCACGATAGCG